TTCAAAGATCGATGCAGAGTTGTCGGAATCATTAGCAACAATCGCCACACCAGCCATCGTGTCGTCGCCATTAGCAACCTGAATGATGTAATTGTTGGAAGTGACGGTGGTTGATACGAAGAACCTGTAGATATTACCAGTTCCGCTGGCCGCCGGAAGAGTAACAGTTGCACCGCTCGCTACGCCCAAAACCATGGTACGGCCTGCGTTAGCAGCAGAAGTCAGTGTTACATCAGCGGTTACAGATACAAGAGAATCCGATCCCGAAATGAAACCGGCGGTGGAGGTCACTGGACCCGAAAAAGTGGTAGAAGCCATATTAGCACCCCTTGCACAAGGTTTCGCTTTGTAGTCCGTGCAATGTCAGGTGGGCATGATCCTGTCTACAAAGCTAAAGTGAAGCCCAATAACACTTTATAACAAAAAAGAAAGGGCGGCAATAGTGCCGCCCTTTCTGAAGTTAACGCTGCCGCGTTCTCGTAGCAGGGATAATTATGCGCCGGGGGTCCCGAAAACGCAACGCCAATCGGACACACCGAAGCTGTAACGCTCACGAGCCTTGAAACGCATGTTACCGGTATCAAAATCGCCTTCCATGGCAGTTTTGATCGGAGAACGGTTGAACATCTTGAAGCCGTTAGGCGCATCCGTCTTGATGAAGAACGCATCCGTGTCGGTCAGGAAGTGGTTAACCACTGCACCTTCCGGAAGCATACCCATGTTACGAATGGCATTGGCATCATTGTCAGCCGTGCCGGAACGCAGGTTGGAGTTCATCACACGCTCTGCAATAAATTGCAGTTCTTTTGGAATGATGAGCTTCATGCCACGAACGGCGACTTTGAGTCCACGCTCATCCGTAAATCCTGCGATGTCGATCAGCATTTGCTCAAGCGAAGTTTCGTTGAGGTCCGCTGCCGTAGAAAGCAGGTTACGTTGGTTACCCGAAAGAGACGGGTGCGAGGACGAGCAAAGTGCTGCGCCGTCACCAATCGCGTTTGCGCCAGTGCTGAACGCATTGTTCAGGATAGCTGCGGCCTTGATCTGCTTGGTCTGAGCCATAGAACGAGCCAGAGCTTTGGTGTAGCGCGAGGCCAGACGGTCATACAAATTATCCTCAATGGCCTCTTCGGAAATCGCAAAGGCCAAAGCGATAGTTTCATGTGTATAACGCGCCGTGAAGGTCTCTTGTGCGTCATCAAAGCTTACAGTCCCGCCTTCGGATTTAACCGGCGCAGTTCCAAAGCCACCGAGCATCACTTCCTCTTCAAAGGCTCTATCCGATGCCTCTTCGTCGAAGATTTCAGCGTGCTCATTCTCGTAACGGTCATACTCCAAACCAAAGAGTGCATTCAGACCGGGTTCTAGCTCTTTAGCTAGTTGTGCTCTTGAAATAGCCATGTCCTAGCCTCCTATATACCGGTTGTTGCATAGGTGCCAACCGCAATGGTTGTACCTGAGTTGAAATGACCATTCAGACGAACAATGTACTGATGACCCACTGCGGAGTAATCAGTATTAGCGTCGTCCTCATAGAGACCTACGATACGAACATCTAAAGTGTTCGTAGTTGCAGCCGAGCTAATATCCAGCATGTCGCTGGATTGACCAGTGTTGGTGCTGCCGTTGTTCACAGAGGCCATGTCGCAGTTTGCGAAGACATCTGCAAGTGCAGTAGCACGATCAGTGTTGGTGCCGTCGGCAACAACAGTGAAAAGCTGCATAGGGTTGTCAAATACGAAAGCCTTGACCGGATGGTTCGTGTCAACGCTAACGTTGTTTGAACCGGGCCAATAGTTGCTAAACACGGTTTTACCCGAGTTTGAGTCAACGTATTCAACGCCGTTCAGAACACCAAGCGGAGCCACCGCTTGATCTGTTTTGCCTATGACGCCTGCCGCGAGAGGAATTACAATACCGCCGTGATAAATCGCGTCGGTGTTGTTGGATGCGATTTCATACTGGGTTGTCCCAGTAGAGTTTGGACCGCTACCCGTAATCCCAATCGGACGAAGGCCATAGCCACCGGTAAGTAGATTTGCCATTTACTTACATCCTTCCAGATTGCGGGGTTACTTTCTAGTACCCCCAAAGGTTACACGGGATTGACGTTCAGGGTTACTGATCGTCATTGTCGAATGTGCATTCTCGCGCATCATATCGTGATCCACCGCGTCCATCTGGTCCTTGGTCCTACCATCAAAGTAAGCCTTTCGTTCCTCAACAGTCTCAAGTGGGATACGGGCGAGAATCAATCCGCCGACTCCAAACACACCAGCATATTTTCCTGACTCAATAACGGGTGCCTCGAAATCTGGGAACTCATCTTGGCGAACCAGTTCGTATCCTTCGCGCAGACGTCCAGAAATGTTTTTCTGATCATCATGTCCACGAACTTCGGCTCTAATCCAACGATGCTTGAACCCTTCGGGCGCAGGCGGTGCATCTAGCATAGACGGGGGAGCCCAAGGCTTACGCCTTGCGTCTTTCTCCCTTGTCTTGCTAGCACGGGAGCTACGATCAGTGCCGGAAGACTTTGTGATTTCGATATCTGACACAGACTTTACTCCTTAACGTACTTAGCATATTCCTCAAGTGGCACACCAAGTTTCTTGGCTATAGCAACTTGAGAAGAGGTCAATTTGACCTTGCGGCGTCCAGAATTTTTAGCGGTTCTAGAAGCAGAAGCTACCGTCTGAACGGGGCGAGAGCTCTGCTGACCGGTCTTGCCGAGTTTATGCGGAAATTCATCCGCAATCCTTCGATCAAGTTCAGTATAGTAATCTTCAGAGTTTGGGTCAAACCCTTCCGACTCAACCAGACGTTTATGTATGCCAAATGCCGCATACGTCATCGCCTCGTCTTTTCCAAACCAATCATTTTGTTCCGCCCACTCCTCTGCGCGAGGGTCTGGACGTTGCGGTTCAGATTGGTTGTAATTCTGTTGCGGAGCAGACTCCCCCTGCTGGGGCTCTGCTTCGCGCCTGCGGTCCATTTGAGCTTGAGCCTGCCTTGCCCGCTCTTTTGCCACACTAAGCTGTGCAAGGCGCTCCTGCGCCTCTACGGCGGCATCTGTATCGCCAATGGACATAGCCTGACGTAAAGCCGTCTTAGCCGACTCTAGCTCAGACTCCACACGCCCAGAGTATTCTTGAACATAACCCTGATCCAAATTACGCATCTTTGCGCGTAACTCGTCAGATTCCTTTTTGACAGCTTCGGCGTATGCAATAGCATCCTTTTCACGGCGTTCAGCTTCACGTCGCAGTTTCGTCAACCTGTCTATGCGTTTTTGAGAATCAGAAACTTGTTTTTCCTGTTGAGACGGCTGCTCTTCCTCGACTTCAATGTCGCCGGCAGTCTGTTGCCCAGAAACCTCAACTTCAACAGGTTCTTCTCGCGCCTCTGGTTCCGCAGAAACGTCAACCTTTTCCGCTTCTTTTTCTTCGATTAAATTTTCCATGATGCCTCTCAGTTGTGCAGAATGTCTTCTGGATCAAGAATAGTCGCCAGAACTTCATCGTCGTTGAGTATTCTGACTTCTCCGCCCTCAATCTTGAACCTTGAGCCCGCATACCGCGCAAAAATCACCCAATCGCCTTCTTTACACCAAGGCAACCAGTTCTTTGTGGCGTCCACAGGGTCGCCAAATTTTTGGGGGTCTTTGTATGCGAGAGGTCCAACTTTGAGAACATAACCCACTTGCGTGGATATCTCGTTCTGTTGAACAGCTTGATCAGGAAGATAAATGCCGCCGGATGTTTTTGCTTTCCCCTTGTATGGGAGAACCAGCAGCCGCCAACCGGTCGGTTTCGGCATCCTGTCTATGAGAGATTTTTCGAGTAGGGATGGGTCCAAGACACGGTCTTCTGGACTAACCCACGGGATTTCTTGAACCTTTTCAGGCTCTTGCGGCTTAGTAGCCTCAGTCATTCATTCGCTCCTGTTTCTCTAGCAGGCTCTTGAGTTCCTGTTCGACGTATTCAAGGCCATCTATGTTGCCCATCAAACGCCCATAATGTTCCATGTCCTTTACGCCGCCGGCCATGACAAGCTCGGTGACCTGATCCTTTTTCTTGCGAACGAGATCAAGGACAAACTGTGCAAGAGTTATCTCATTCATGTGAGATAACTACTATTTTTTCCTAAACTTGTCTAGTCCGCGAATACCCAGTGCGGCGCTGCACGTGAGAAAAAGCAAATAAGTATACCACTCCGGCAACTCGTTCAGACGATCAAACCCGTTCTTGACCACATTTTCCATGCCGGGGATGAAAACCAGCACAACAGGGATTAACACGATTACGGTTACAATTTCGTCTTTGATGGATGTTTTCGTGGACTCGGCCATGATCAACTCCCATTTGGAGTCGTGCGTAGCCGCAGTTTTCATAATTTCGGCTTTCGCTTCGGCCTCTGTTTGGGCCAAAGTAGCTTTTGCCTTCTGTTCAGTTACTTTTTTCTCAAGAAAAGTACCTGCAAGTGATGCAAGTGGTCCTATCAACGCCTGAAACACGTCATTCCCCTTATTTGTACACTCTGGTTTTCTCTGGATCTACCTGTCGTGGGACACAGTACGCCGTGACCCGGTCCTTGGGGTCCATGTATTCTACAAAACCGTAATTTCCATACCTTTTTGACAGGGTTTTTGCAAAATAATTACAACGCTCTAGGTCATAGAAATACATGTTGCCGCTTTCTAGTTTGCGGAGGTCGCCGGTGCCCAAATACAGCAGCAACAAGAAAGCATCCACCATGTCATTTACGGCTCATCCATGCTGAGACGCCCATATATGCGCCGACCAAACCCGCACCACTGATGTAGAATAGGTTGCTGATGTCAGCCAGCGCCTCTACCCGGTCTAAATCCACAAAAAACATCGCCGCAGTAAATAGACCCATCGCCACCAGAGTAGCGGTAGCCATACGTCTCTGCGCGCGAAGCTTGCGAAGTTCATGCTCAGACTGTCGTATTTCTTTAGCAAGGGCCAGTTCCTCGTCAGAGACCACGCCGTCTCCATCAAGATCATACTTGGCATATTCAGTGCTTTTCTCAAACTTTTTCTGTGCCATCACTGACTTTCCCTTATGGCTTTCAAAGTTTCTTGTATGGTTACATCCTTGCGAGCTTTTGGATCATAGGGACACAAATACTCATTTGGTATGTACTCAGACAGACTAAAAAATTGTGACTCAATGGTGTTGTTTTGACCCTTGTAAATACACACTAATTTTTTGTCTTCTAATTTTTCACACTTCACTTTACGACAAACTGTCATTTGGTCCGCAGCTTGCGCCATGTGCGCTTTCAAAAGCATCACAAAAGTGGTCAGAACAGCTATGCCAGCCCCAATGAAAATAATCCACGCCACTATCTCTACAAATTTACGGCGGCGTTCACGTTGAAGATACAGTGTTTCTTTGCGTCTTTTTCTTATTTGCCCTTCCATGCGAACGAGTTCATCCCACTTTGATTTACCCAAAGTGAGACTTATCCACTGCTGGAGCTCATATCGCTGCTGTTCGGCTTTCTGTTTGTTTGCGAACGCAGTGATAGCTTCCTGCTCAATCGATTGACCAGCAAACAACTTTTTGAAAATAGGCGGGTTCTTGGCCTCTTTCTCCATCTGATCTAGGTCAGAAAGAGCCCCCATCCACCGCGAAAGGTCGCTAGCCATAGACTCAATATCTCTGCCTATGGCAAAACCTTTTTTCAGGGCACTAAAGGCCGCTGAAGCGGTTGCCATTGCCGAAATTGGATCCATGGTTTTTGAGTCCTAGCCTACTTTACGGCGTGGTATTTGCCGCCCTTTTTGGCTGCACCCATCCCACGCGCTGTAGAAATACCCATTCCGGTCGGAACCTTCACTTCCTTGATGCCGCCGGTCTGCTCCGGCTTCGGAGCTTTCTTCGGGGTGTTGGTTACAATCTTCACAACGCTCATTCTGCGCTCCTCATTTTCAATATTTCACGCTCACGAGCGGCTGCAATCCGCGCCGCCGTCTGCTCCTCTTGGCTCTGGATGCGCTCGTCAAACTGACGTGACTTATCCATCATCTGAGCCTCTTTCAGGTTGAGCTCCCGCTCTTCCATCATCTGGTCGTTCTGTTCACGAACCGCATCAAGCTGAAGCTCCTACTGTTTCAGGGCCACGACCGGATCTTGCTTGCTCGCGCCAGAAAGCTGGCGTCCCATGTCCTGCACCTGCTTCAGACCTTGCGCCATGAACTGGGCTGAAAGTGCGTCTAGCTGTAGCTGGACTTGCGGCGGTATTTGTTTCTCCTGACCTGTCAAACCCAACTGCTGCGCCGCCTTCTCGCGCGCATCTATCTGCACGTGCTGCATCACATGTTTCTGCAAAGCAACCGCCACCGCCGGGTTTGTTGCAACTAGAGGTGACCCGGCAAAGACCAAGTGCGCCATGATATGCGCCTGATGACTTTGCATAGGGAATGCCATCAGTCGTACCCCATCCAGCGCGTCCATGTTCTCTTGAGCCGGGTCTTTCGGCACAGGCTTCATTGCCTGCTCATTCTTCAAAAACTTGTCGATGTCACGAACACCCAAAGCTTCATACATGTCACGATATACCTCGTACATGTTGTGCATCTGTGGGGCCTGCGCCGCCAACTGCATCTTCGTCTGGGCCAGAGCTATGCGCTGTGCCTGAGAAAATACATTCGGGTTCGACACCGGAATGACATCAATCCGACCGTCAAAGTCCTTGGCTTTGACCGCCGAATCCACACCCTCCAAAGCATACGGATATATCGGGGGCAGACTCTCCCCCATCACCCGTGCAAGAAGCTTAAACTCCATCTTCATGGCGTAATGAAGGCGCTTGTGAACCGCGCTCATCACACGCGAGCCCTGCTCCATCAACGCAATGGTCGTTCCCACAGCAGCCTGCTGGTTGCCGTCACCGACCTTCATGTCAGTAATCGTCGCAAACCGCCGGCCCGCATCAACCACAAACCCAAGAAGTTGGAACAACGTACCGTCTGGCCCCTTGAAAGGCAGAGGCATCAGGCTGTCACGAATAGCGCCACCCGGTGCGTCCACGTCCCTGAACTCGCCCGGTTGCAGCGGATCATCGTCGTCCCTGATCCGTAGGCCGCGAGCCTTGAATCCTGCTGGAAGATTCGACAAAGTGCCGGCATCAATCAACTGACGAAGAGCCGCTGTCGCCGTGCGCGACAAGCCACCAATCGTGTGGATCAAACCTAGACCATAAAAACCAAAGCCCGGCAGGAACTTGTAGTGTACGAAATACTGGACCTTTTTCTTTTCTTCATCATCCTCGCGGTAGTTGCGACGAATGGATAGGATCTGACCGTTGTCCTGACTGATCGTCACAACATACGGCAGCTTGATACCAGTAGGCTCGCCGTCCGCGCCGACATCCTCGTACCCCTCAAGGTCGAGATCGACATGACACTCAAGTAACGTGCAATCATAGTCCACGGACGACGGTTCTAGACCGGTGAGCTCATCCAGCGCATCAGACAAATCATCCATGCTGGCTTGTTGCGGTAAAACAGTGATATCCCTGTAAAAACCTGCGATTTGGCGCTTTCTAAGCTCGTTCAAGCTCATCCGAACTACGTGTGTAATGTTCGGACAAGTCTCCAAATCAGCCGTTTCATACGGAACGACGAGGTTTTCCGCCGGGATAAACTTACTTACAGCCCTATCCAGACTCTCGTCGTAGTAAACCTTCTTGAACGTGCTGCCCGCCAACGGCAAAAAGAACAGCATTTGGTCAAACTCAGGGGTGTACTCCTCCATCACGTTCGTGATGTAAAAGTTCATAAACTCTTTTACGCGCTGCGCTTGATCAGATACGGCACTGGTTTCAGAACCAACTACCGCAGTCCGCACGGGCCCTCCCGGCGGCAGCAACTCGTTGAACGCTTGGGCCTGAAACTGCACAGCAGCTTCCGCCAGAAGGGGATGGGTGACGCCAGAAGCGCCCCGAAAGGGCTCCGTCCTCTCCGAGTAGTTGAACCCAAGTAGTTCCAAACCGTTGGCGTAAGCATCTTCCCACTCCTGACGACTAGCCTTGTTGGCATCAAAGTCGTTCATCAATTCGCTAGCCACCGCGCCCAATACGCGGTCATCCATGTCTTCGGCCAAATTATCGTCGAAACCAGACTCCATGCGAGCCGCCATTGGGTCAAAATCGACCATGGCCCCGCCGTCATCTTCCATTTCAATGTCTACATCAGACGCCACACCCGTCATATCTAACGTGCCGGGGGCTTCAATCTCTACTTCCGCCATAAGCTCGTCTTCACTCACCTGCGGATTTTGGTTCTCAACAAGTGAGATCGGTGCTCTTGCCATGACAAACTCTCATTTATTTTCGTTACTGTACCATATACGGAATAAAACCGGCAATGCCGTGGTCCGCGGTTACTGCGCCGCCTTCACGGTACTTGTCAGTAATCTTCAAGGCAGTGTCGTCAAAGACAACGTAATTATATGTGCGCTCGTGCTCTTCAAGGCTCCTACCACGCGAGCCGGCGGTGTAGTATTTTGTGCCACGAAGACCAAACTGTCTCAAAATATCGGACACCTCCGGCGCATCTCGCCTCACGCCCAATGCGCGACCAAATGAATCAAGGACCCCCATCCCATCAACTCGGCTAAGTTTCCCCTTTTCCTGAACCCGCTCTAAATCTTTTGCCACCTCTCTCAAAAGACTCATGTCGGGTTTCAAAGTCGCCCTTGATCCGACAGGCTGTTCTCGTAGAACATACTCAGCAGCGTATCTTAGTTTCTGCAAAACATTTATATCCTGACGATCCAACGTTTCAAAGTAATCCAACATCTCGGTTTTGGGGTCGATGTCCATATCAACCTTCATAACCTTGCCCTGAGAAGGTTCAATGAACTCCACGATTACGCCGAACTCACCAGTTTCAGGATGCTCGTACTCGACCCCCTCCGCGTTTTTACTGCGCGTAACAACTGAGGTCCCGTCTGGATACATGTACCGGAAAGTGCCTTGACCTAGGTTTGAATAAACGTTGTCAACTCCGACCACGTCAGGAAGTTCGGTGAACAGGAAGTTTTCGTTGGCGTTTTCTTCGGTTTCTTTAATAAACCAGTGTTTCACGCCGTCGATCTCAACAATCTCAGGCTGCATTTCTATCAGTGCTTCTGTGGCATCAGCAGTTTCGTTCAATATTCCCATGCTGCTGAATCCCGCCGCTCTTTCTTCAAGAGCAACGCCCGGATCTGCCAGAACATCTATGACTTGACCTACTTGATCCCTGTAATACTGGCCCACGTCTTCAAGATCAGAAAGATACAGACCGTGACCGTACATTTGAGCGCCCTCGCCGGTGCCGACGGCGGACATGGAAAACTCATCAAAATCGGTCCCTGATCCGTGGTAAGTCTTTACCGGGCGACGGTTTGTTAACGCCGCAAACGGACCGATGCCGGTGTTGGGTATTTTCGACAAACTCGGCGCGTTATCTGACAAAGTATCAGTGATCATCACCAATTCTTCGTCAGGCAACCGGACCGTTCGATCGGAACCTAAATTACGAGGTTTAGTACGTCTTTGAGACGGCGGGACTTGCAACAAAAGTGGGTGATCAAAGGTGTCTTCAACCACTCTCGCCTCTGCCTCGCCAAAGACTGTGTAATAAACTCTTTCACCCTCCGCTTCGTCTAAGAAGCTAAAGGGCCCCACAGACGTGGTCATGGTTTCTGGGTCAGAACCAACCATCATCTGTGGTTCGTAGTCTTGAATGGCGTGTTGCACCTCATGCAGAATACTTTTTTGGAAATCCCGCATATCTGTGGTGGCTTTGACCAAAATCTGCCGTCTACCGTCAAAGACGCCATACGCCGCCGAGGCAAGCCCCCCATAGGCGTCATTGGACAGCCGTCCCATTTCTACGTCTCTAAGAAAAGGGTACTCGTCATAAAGCTCTGGATAGTCCAAAACCTCCGGCAGGAACACTGTCTTGGAGCCGCCAAACGTCTGTAGGCCAACTTGTTTGCCGGCGGCATTATAGTTTGGGGAGTATAGGGATACGCCTATGTCAAAACCGGAAGACCCGTCGTTGAAATCTTGAAAATGATCCGGCAAAAGTTTTGCGTTTTGAACTCCGGGTATTTGAAACCGGAAGCCCTTTTCTACGTCACCTGCAAACGCAGGGTCTATCTCCGCACCCAGAGATTCATAGGAATCCTGTGCAGACACGCCGTTTTTAATGTCGTTCAACAACATTTGCTTGCGAAGCTGACCGCTAGTAGCCAGTTGACCACCAATATTTTCAACAACAGATGTATCAGGAATTTTATCTAAAGCTTCTTTGGGCACCGGGATTTCTGTGCCGTCCGGAGTCACCGCCACTGTAACTCCGTCAGCGCGCTGAAAAAGTCTGTCTATCTGACGACCTAGAAATTTTGCCGCCTTGGCTGTCGCAATTTCAGTTAGTCCCACGGCGGAACTAGCTAGCGCCGCATCGTCACGAATAGTTTGTAACTCTTCTGTGGGCGCTAAACCAAAAAATTTTTCTTCTAGAGCTTTTGACCCATACTCTCCAACAAGCTTGTCTGCGGCGTCAGGCATGGTCGCAGCGACTGTCGGCGCAATCGAATATTGCAGAAAAGGAAAGAAATCTACTACTCCGCCCACGAGGTCGGTAGTCAAACCCCGTAAAAGACCTATACCCGTTTCACGACCTGAACCGGGTTGGTTTACGTCGAAGCCGCGAGGTTGAGGATTTTCAGCCATAGTATGAGCGAACCTGAGTGTAATTGTCCTCGTCGATGTCCCAATCATCCGTTGGGAGGTTGACAAAGTTGCCCTGACGATAGCGCATCAGGGCTTGGGTCATACTGTCAACAAGGTCATCATACTCACCATTGGGAAACGCCGCAACTTCCTCAATGAGTTCGTCTGCAAACTGTTCGTCCGGCGCGTAAACCATGCCGGCCTCGAACAGAGGTGATACGGAATGGACACGCGATACCTTATCGTTACCCCTAGATGGTGTGAAGTTCACCACAGGTATGCCCATGTTCCGTAGTTCGTGAGTCAAGGGGGTCCCTGACGCTTTGGCTTCCACGATTACAGTGTCGGGGTCCCAAAACTGGTAGCTGTCAAAAGCTTGCTGCTTCAGTTCTGGAAAATCCCACCGGCCTTTCTTGCTGTCCAACAGTATAACCGCCGGGGGTCCCCCAATCTCCTGCGGACGAAACACTCCCCACGTCGTGATAGCAGAATAGTCTGCACTTTCACGCTTGGAGAACGCTGTATCGTAGCTCTGAATGACGTATTCAAGGCTGGGAACGTCATCTTTCTCCCATCTTTTCCACCATTCACGCGGGATGATGGCGTTTTCTTCGCCTGTCGGGCGCTGCTGGTACTGTGCATTCCATTTTGACGGCGGGATCGACGCTTTTACACGCTCCAGATCGTCTTTTGACCAAAATTCAGGCCAACAGGGCTCTTCATCGTCCATAATTGCGGGTAGTTCTACGACTTCCCACTGGTCTGCGCGCTCTTCTTTGCCCATCTGGCGTATAAGTTGGCCGGTCAAATCCTTCTGTGACCACCTCGTCATAACCAAAATGATGGCCCCGCCGGGTTGAAGACGCTGACGCGGTCCACCGGTGTACCAATCCCAATCATTGTCAAAGCCAGAGGCCGACATCGCCGTCTGCTCCGAGTGCGGATCGTCAATGATGATCAGATCTCCGCCTCGACCTGCGAGGTTTGACCCAACACCCACGGCGTAATACATGCCGCCGCGTGCAGTGTCCCATCTTCCAGAGGCTTTGGAGTCCGCAGATAGCTTCGCGTTGGGGAAAATCTCCTGATAGTCCTCGCGTTCAAGAAGATTCTTTACTTTACGACCAAAAGAAACCGCGAGCTCTGTGGTGTGCGTGGCTTGAATGATCTTCATGGCAGGATTTTGCCCGATAAACCACGCCGGCAGCAGATATGAGGCGAACTCGGACTTGGTGTGTCGAGGAGCCATGTTGATTATCAGACGTTTCAGATCACCATCGGCTACACGCTGAAATTTTTCTGCGATAATCCTGTGATGTTCGCCTGCAATGAACTCAGGCCACACCGCTTTTACAAAACTCAAGAAGTCTTTCTGGCAATGTTCGATCTTATCTAGTTGCGCCAGACGTAATTGTAATTTTGCAACTCGTTCTTGGAGCTCTTCGCTCATATAGGATACCCATTTTTTATATCAAACTAGCTGAACTATAAGCGGGTAACATGGGGGACCCGACGGGGACCCATTATATACCCAACATCCCATATTGATATCGTTTTTTGCAGTATTGTTTGTGAAAAACTTGGACTTTGACGTCGCTCGCCACAGTCCGGGTGCCATTTTTGTTGAAGTTCGGGCCGCAAGTCGTTGTTTTTGCTTAAAATTAAGTTTACCGGGGCCCCGCGGCCATTAACTGGCGCGAACGCCGAACGGCCCATGGCCCGCGGACCGCGAACCGTCGATCTCGAACCGCAGATCACGCGCGCCGGTCGCCGGTACGTTTGAAAAGATGCGCGGGCGGCGGCTCGGGCAAGTTATCCATTTTTGAATGGCCGTTCCCATATCTTGGGGCGAAACAGCTGCGGCGGCACGCTACATGTAGCGGGCACGAAAAAACCCTGCCGAATTGCTCCGGCAGGGTTTGCGTTGTTTAGGCTGCGACTAGCGACGCGGTGTTAACCGCGCTCCAATCCGCTTTAGACATATTCAAAACGCGACCGCCGAGGCGCTGCCAGTCGTCAACGTCATCGAGGCTGACGTCCGGACGATTAGCAACCGCGGTGACCGCGTTCATCATCGTTGCCCGGCTCACTGGCTCGCCGGCATAGCC